AACTCCGCCTGTAGGGCCTTGTCTAAGGCCGTAAACACCTGCGGGTCCTCGTCGCACGCGTCGATCAAGTCTCCGAACGTCAGCTCCAAGTCGTTGTCGGCGTTGAGCAGGCAGGCGTAATGGAGCTTCACGAGGTCCGTAAGGCTCGTCGAACCGTCCCACGCCTTACCCGAAAGGTGCTCAAAAATCATCTGAGCACCCAGGCCAAAGCGGTAGGACCGTTCGACGCCTTTTATCTGTACCTTTTCCATCGTCACAAATTAAACGGGAGCCTTTTCAATAACACCTTTCAGCACACTCGCGCCCTTGAACTTCACCGTGGCGGACGCCTTACCGTCCACGGGGGCGTTGACGCTGATGCTCTCGATGATTGCCGTTCCCTGGCGTGAGACGAATCCGGTAATGTAGGACGTACTCGCCCAGCCAGAAGACGGCTCCGCCTGTTCACTGCTGCCCACCGGACCGAAGACAAGATCCACCGTGTCCGCACTCAACATCGTCTCTATCAGCTCGTCGATATTCGTTCCGTTAGACGTGCCCACAAGGTTCTCCGTCGAGGCGGACCAATCGACATAGTCTACCTCCACTTTGGGACCTGGCGCGTCATCCTTGGTTCGTTCTTCAATCGTCTTGGACGTTAGCTCCAGGACCGAGTTCGTGGCGCAGGCGACGGCCTTGCTGTCTACGAACACCATCAATTGTTTGCCCTTTATTGTTGCCATATCAAATCGAAATTACATAATCCAGCCGGTTAATGTACTGATCTCCCGTCTCCGTATAATAGCACTCGCTCTCCACCAGTTGAACGTCCGCGTTCAACTCTTCGATATAGGCCGCGGGGAGCGTGTCTACAACCGTCTTGGCCAGTTCGGCCGCCTCTGCGTAGCTGCTGCCCGCACAGTAGAGCGAGAAGGAGCCGCCGCTGATGCTGACGCCGTCCTTGTTTCTGTCGTAGGTGAAGCGAACGTCCGTGTAGACCAGCCACGGCGTCGCCTGCGGCGTGGCCGTGCACAGCGGGAAGGCCTGCAACGGAAGCACCGAGTTCAGCCAGACGCCGATGTCATACGGATGGGAAATTTTAGCCATTTTCTGCCAGTTTGATAATAGATCGTTCCATAGTAGTTTGATATTTGACTAAGGCCTGCTGCTGTTTCGCTTGCAGTGCGTCGGCAAAGAAGTGCGCGCCCTCGATGCCGCCACGGTTTTTCTTGGCTCCCGTGAAGCGCTGCACTGTTCCCTTTTCCAGGGGCACTACCAGCCAGTAGCGCGACTCAACCGAGGCTCCTTTGCGCCTTGAGTTGCCGGCTCCGGCCACACGTTTGTACCCGATGCCCGCACCGCTACCGTCGCGGAATATCATCGTTCGGATGCCTCCGACCAATTCCGAACCGGGAAACCTCCGCCGGAAATTCCGCGCGGCTGCGTTCTTGATGAGCGACGCAGTCGGGCGGAATGACTTGCGGGATAGCGCCGAAATCTTCTTCGGGCTGAGCCGTGCGAACATGGCGTCTACAGCCTTGGTGTTGATGTCGATGCGGAGCGGTTCCATAGCTGTCTTCTGTTGTGCTTATTCGTTGATGAGTTCGGCCGCGATGGTCGTGCTTTGGTCTCTGAGGTCGTGCGTGATGGCGGTAATTTCAAACACTTGCCCACGTAGTTTCACTCTCATCGTCTCCTGCACGGAGCGGTCGTAGCGGATTTTGATAGCGCGAGTCTGAGGATACCACACCTCACCGTTCATGAGGGCCTTGCGGCCATTTTGCGCCGTGATTTGTGCCCGGCACGTCTTGTAGTCCACAAACGTGTTGACACTCTCTCCGTGCAACCCGCGCTCTTCCACGCGGCACATGATGACGATGATCTCTGTCAAAATTCCGGCCTGCATCTCTTCAAAACTTGATATAAGCCGTCAGCAGCCAGCCAATAGCAGTAGGCAGCACCTGCGGCGTGCCGAAGGTGACTGCCTCTCTGTTAGCGTACAGCGTACCGGCGAAGAGCTTCACCGCATGGGCCACGTCAGCGTTCAGCACCCCGTCCTGCGCCACCTCTTCCAAGGGGCGCTGCAGGTGGTTTTCAACGGCCATTTCGGCCGCTGTGCCTATCTCTTCCAAGTACCGATCATCCTCATGATGCTCGATATTCAGATGCTTGCGCAAGTCCGCTACGGTCAAATATCTCATACTACGGTTTTTTGTTTATCTGTTAAGCGATGGTCGCAGTGCCCAAGCCAAAGGCTTCAGGGCGTAAGGCCTGATAGGCGAAGTAGGTGTTGAGCACCACCTTCGTCACGTCGCTTGCAGCCCCCGTGAGGTTGTCCACCGTGAGGCGAGTGTTGCCGAACTGACCTACAAGGAAGTCCGAGAAGCGGCCGAACCCGACATATTTCGGACCCTTGGTCGCGTAGGTTGTGTTGGCGTTCTCGATAAATTCGGTCTCGAATACCGGGATACCATCAATCTTGTCGTCCTCGATGATGAACTTGCCGCTGCCCTCGTCCTTGGACGTCGCACGCAACGCGGCGGCCATTTCTGAGCTCATGACGTAAGCAAACGTACCATCGGCGATGACGCCCTTGGCACGCACCTTGCCACGCAACTGCTGCAATTCCTTGTAGGTCGGCACGGCTCCGGCAAACGTCACCTTGGTGCCCGGATTGACAAAGCAGCCCTCCGTGGCCAGCGCGCTCGTTTTCGTCGTGCTAAACATGGCACGGTTCAACGTGCGGATGACGCTCTGCGTAATCTGAGGCAATACCACCTCGTCCAAAATCACGTCGTCGCTCTGGTCAATGGCGGCGTTGGAGACCGGAACGGAGATGGCCAAGCGCTTCGGCTGCGGCACGAGCTTGTCCAGCGAGATCTTCGTGTCGTCGATGGCTACGGCCTCTTCGGCAAAGGATGCCTCCACTGCGGCCACCGTCGGCCACTTCTGCTCCCCCTTGAGGCCGGTCTTGAGCTTCAGACCAAGAAGACCTAAAATCAAGCCCTGCTCCAGCGGCTCGATAATCTCGTTGATAGTTACAGGCGTGACGGGGTCGACTCCAGCAGTAGTAATCACCGTGTCGGCGGCACGGAAGGACACGTCCACCATAGCCTCCTTCTTCGTCACCAGGCTGCGGATAGCTTCAGCCAAAGCGTGGCGACGCGTTACGAGGGTATATTGGCCCTCATGCCCGTTCGCACGCAAGTTCTCCATCTCTAACTGCGCCTCTATGGTTGCCACTTGTTGTTTCAGGTCGGCAAAAGCGGCCTGCTCTTCTTCCGTAAGGCTGCGGTTCTCACCCTTGGCCTTATCCAGAAGGCTGCGCATACGTTCCATGAGCGTATGACGCTGCTTCATTAGTTGTTCTCTTGTCATTGCTGTTGTAAATTGTTGGGAGTGTGAAAAATCTTATTTCATAAGGGCCATTTCGCCCTCTTCGGGGAGCATCCCGATGCGTGGCTCCTGCTCCGGTTGTGGCTCCGGCTGCGGCGCCTCCCAGGAGCGGGCCTCCACGCTCGTCTGCGTGTAGGCCGGCGTGACCACCGCCGAGACGTCATACAGCTCGTCGATATGCGTGACCGTGCGCAGCCGCGTGCCGTCCTCCTTGCGCGAATACTCCACCGAGCCAGGAGAGTAGCATGCAAAGCAGAAGGATGAGCCCGTGATGTTGCCCAGCCGGATGTGCTCGTAGAGGTCGCGGGCGTAACTGACGTCCGGGACCTCCGCTTCATAGCGAAGGCCCTTGTCGTCGATGGTGAGTGATAATGTCCCCTTCCCGTGGGTGCTACGCGCTATGAGCTGCTCTTGGATATGGTTAAACGTCAGCACGACGTCACTCTTGGCCAATAGCTCCGGAGTGACCGCCGCACGGTCGATAATTTCTATAAAGTTTTCGCCCCAGCCGGGGAGCACCTGGCTCTCCACACCGAAACGAATGGCGTAGCCCGAAATGACGTGAGCCGTCTCCCCGTTTTCACGGGTCCGCTCCTCTAATTGGGGCGCTTCGGGCACAGTGCGAATTTCTCTGTTACTTGTGGGCATCGTTATTCTCTGTTGTTGCGTTGTTGTTGGCTATTCTGTCTGTCAGGGGAACGACGTTGGCGCTGATGAGCGGCGTGTTGCCTCCGTCGATGGGCGGCAGGCCCTCCTTGCGGCGCAAGTCGTTGACGGTGAAAATACCGTTACCCAACATGCTGCTGTAGTAGGAAGCCTTCGTCGAGAGGTCCGTTGTGTACATGGGTTCGCGGCTGATGTGGACGCGATGCTTGCCCCATAGGTATTCGGGCACGAGCTTCGTCGTCAGTTCCTCCTCCATTTGGCAAAGCATCGGTTCCAACGTCTGCACCAGGAACATGAGCTGCGGGAACTCGCCGCTCTTGTAGGTGTTATTCGTCGATTCATAGACCAGCGACGGGTCCACGCGGAAAAACCGGCAGACGTCGCGCGTGCTCATGACCTTGTTTTGCAAGATTTCGGCGTCCTTGGGGCTCATGGTCATCTGCTGCCATTTCATGGCGCCCGGCAGCACGTGAATGAGCCGATCTTGACCTATCTCTTCCTCGATGCGCGTGCGCACCTCGTCCAGCTGCTTCGTCTGTATCTGGCCGTAGCCGGGCAGACCGTTCTCACCGCTGATGAAGCCCCCATAGCGGCCTCCGTTCTTGATTAGGTCGCCGGTCTCCTCGTCCGCTGCGCTGATCAGACCTAAGGCCATACCGGCCTGGCGCACAGTCGAGAGCCCCGACCGGCCTCCGTCCAGCCCCAAGTTGCGGAAATGCACAATTTCCGACGCCTGGAAACGTCCGTAGACGCCCGTGTATGGGTCGTTCACGGTGTACGTGTTCGTAAGCGTCTCGTGGGCCACCGAGTGGGGGTGTAATAGCTCCAATGCCACAACGTCACCCATGCTGTCACGGCGCGGATATAGGTACGCGTTGCCCGTGAGCAGCATGGCGACGATGGCCGACCGTATCAGTTCAAAGTGCGTCAGCGTAGCGTTGGGCTTGAGGCTTAACACACGATGGACCGCCGCGTCGGGGATTCTGACAAAACACTGATCTATCTCATTGAAACGCTGATATTCGATGGGGAGACGGGCGATGGTGTCCGAGACCAGCTTCACACAGCTGTAGGCTACGCTGATTTTAAGGGCACCCTCTTCGGAAGCCGCGCGTCCGATGCTGCTCAAAATGCTCTTGCGTAGCGACCCAACAGCAGCGCCCGAAGCCGTCACGGTCCGAGCGCTGCCCCTCTTGGAGTCTGCTTTGAAAATGTCGTTCAGTAGCTTATTAAACCACATAATCATCTGTGAAACACTTTACGAATCTTGAATTTGTTCTTGACGATTCAATACACACACATACGTTCGATGCAAGAATACTAACCCTGTCACTATTGGGCAAAATGCCTAAAAAGTGGGCACACTTTTTCGTCCTACTGCTCCTGTTTTGACCCTATTACGGCTAAATCCCCGAATAATTTAACGCACATTAACACCGCAATCAGCCCGTCTATCTTCGCGGAGCTTCCGTTGCAGACCTTGACTGGCTTGCAGTTGCCGTTGCTGTCCTTGTCCAAGATGGCGTTGCCAAAGCACCACGGGATGATCGGGTTCGCGTCGAAAATGATGGTCCGTTTGTCCACCAGTATCTCCATCTCGCCGACGGGCGCCGTGAAGTTGCTGCGCGTCTGACCCACCGAGCGCAACACTCCCTCCGCCCCGGCCGCCTTCAGCCTGTTTATGAGGTCCGTAGAACGGTAGGCGTCATAACCAATGGCCACCTGCATGATGCGGTCGTTGTTGCTGATGATGTCGTCGGCGATGACGCCGTAGTCGATGGTCTTGCCAGGTGTCAGTGTGAGCCAGCCGCCCTTGACCCACGTCGCGTAGAGCGCCGCGTTGGGGTGTCGGCCCATCTGTTCCTCCGGGAAATAGCAGTCCAAGTGGCAATAGAAGCGCCCCGTGTCCTCCCGATACCACATATACGCCACTGCGCTTAGGTCGTCGCTCACGGAGAGGTCCACGGCCACCGTACACGGCCACAGCTCGCCTTGCATCTCCTGCATACCTAACGGCTGCATCAGCGGATAGATGTCCGTCGCCGGTATCCACGTGCTCGTGTCGCCCTGCACGAACACGTTGAGCAGCTTCGTGCGGAACGCCTTGGCGTCTTCATAGCTGCGTTGGCTCTTCCGATACCACTGCTCGTAGAAGTCCAGCCCCACCGTGTAGCCGATGTGTGGGTTCACCTTGCGCCACGTCCGTGGGCTTCCCTCGTCGTCGCCCGGATCAGGACAATAGATGGAGGCAAAGACGCCGTCTTCAGGCTCTACGTCCTCCGTCGGGTCTATCTCCCGACGCAGCAGCTGCATGTAGTAGCCTAATTCGTCCGCAAACGGGCCTTCCGGCTTGTCGCTTGCCGTCGTGATTTCCACCGTCAGGGGGTTCAGCCTCGTTCCCATGGAGGTCGTCACGACGTTCTTCAGGTCGAAGCTGTCGGCCTGACTGATCTCGTCCGTGATGGAGATGCTTGCTTTCAGGCCGTCCAGTCGCCCCGGCGAATTGGCCAGACACTGTATGACGCTGTCTTGTCCCTTACACTTCACCTCGACCGTAGACGCCGAAATCTTAAAACGCCCCTGTCCGTTGTCCAAGAGTTTGGCCAGCTTGGAGATGACCTTGAAGCCAATGCGCGCCTGTGCGTAGCTGTTGGCCGTGAAGTAGGCTTCGGCGTCCTTGTCGCCCATCAGCGCGTCGTAGAAGGCCAGCGCAGCGCACACCGTCGTCTTGCCGTACTTACGAGGCACGAACAGCAGCACGTCCCGCGTCACCCTCTTCGGCGTGTCCGGATAGTAGAACCCCATGATGTTCGTAAACTGGAACACTTGGCAGGGGCTCATCTTGTACTTCGTCCTTCCCTCCGACCCCGGCAGCGGCAGGTTCTCGAAAAAGGAGACGAACTCCTTCACCTTCTTCGTCCGAAGCTCGTAGCGGTCCAGATAGCGTAGGAAGCGCAGGACGGCCAACTGCTCGTAGAGGTTGTGGTCGTCGCGATGGGTCATCACCTCCCGCACGTAGGCCTCAAGACGCCCGTGCGTCGTCGATCCAGGAATGTCGATGGCCGCGTCCACCGCCGCTATCTTGGCCCGATACGTCGCCTCCGTGCGCAGGCTGTAGAGCCTGTCGGAGACTTGGTCCTTCAGGGCGTCATATTTTGCCCTCTCAAGCGTTTTTATCATTGGTCCGGTAGTTTATTCGTCTTCTTGCTTTGCGTGGCTCATAAGGTCCTCAAATGGGTCGAGAGGAACTATTTCCGTCTCCTCTTGCCCTCCGTCGTCCTCTTCTTCGCCGTCTTGTGCCGATACGCGCGCCGCAGATTGGGCCATAAGCCCCAGACGCGTCAGCATCCCGGCCAGCGAGCGCGCCGCCTCCTGCATTCTCATGTACGCCGGGTGCGTCTCGTAGCGCACCGCACCCTCGCGCGACTGCGTCGAGTAGGTGATGCTGTCTAATTTCATGACGTCGGCCAGCGCTGCTTCGTATGCGGCGTACTGGATGGCAGCCATGTCAATGTTCACGGCCAGCGCCGGCGAATATTTCCCCGACGCCTGGAGCGTCTGTCGGATCCGCTTGCGATAATAGGCCATTTTGCGCTTCATGGCCGGCAGCACGGGGGCGTCCGTCCCCTGCGTCCGCTTGGCCTTCTTCGTCGTTTTCTTCATGTCTTGTCCTCCTATTTCCCCCATGGCCCACGGCCTTGGGTTCTTTTTTTTTCGTTGTCTTGAGGGGCCGTGGGTTTAGCGAATGGCCCCATGTTGAATTAAAAATCACTCCCCCTCTCGCGGCTTCGTGAAGCGAGCGAAGAAGGTGTTTATCTCTGCCTTGACGGCGTCCTGCACCCGTGTGCGGACGTGGCGGTGTGCGGCGTGATGACACTCCGTGCACAACGCCCTCAGGTTCGTTGGGTCGAAGGCCCTGCGAGTCATCTCTGCCTCCGTGCCGCCGCCCTCGATGGGTCTAACGTGGTGCACCTCCGTCGCCGGTCTCGTAATGCCCTGTCTGCGGCACTCTTCGCAGAGCGGGTGCATCGTGATGTAGCTGCGGCGCAGTGCCAGCCAGCGTGTCGAGTGTATGAGTGCCAGATAGGTCTTATTCTTGCTCATGGTCGTCTGTGTTGTGTGAGATGGTCCTCGTAGGCCACGCGCTCCATGTCGCGGAACATGTCCGCCACCTCGTCGTGAGGCGTCGCGGCGTCGCCGGGAACAGCTGCCACCATCGTGTGTTGCAGCAGTGAGGCGCGAAGCATGGCGTCCACCGTCGCGCGTAGCATGGCGTAGATGCTGCGGTAGCCGCCGCGTTGGGCCATTGCGGCCAGTTGGGCCATCTCTTCCTCCGTGACACGTGTCCGTACCAGAATGATTTTCTTCTTCATGCGTTGATATATTTTGCAATGCGCGCCTTCACGGCCGCAAGCAGGGCGTCCTGCGTTGCGCGTTTGCCTTGGAGCGCTTTCATAATATCCTCGTCGATGGTCCCTTTGGCCACCAGGTGAATGATGGTGACGGGGTGCTGCTGTCCCTGTCGGTGTAGTCGGGCGTTGGCCTGCTGATAGAGTTCGAGGTTCCAGTCCACACCATACCAAACGCAGATATGCCCTCCCATCTGCATATTCAGCCCGTAGGCCGTGGACGCAGGATGGGCCAAGAGCAGCGGGATACGTCCGGCGTTCCAGGCTTCCAACGTCTCTGCGCCGCCCGTGAAGAGCTTGGGCTCGTAACGCTCCAACGCCTGTAGTATGCGTTCCGCGTCGTGGCGGAACTGGTAGAATACCAGCACGGGGCTTCCTGCGGCCTCCATAATTTCGCGAAGCGCTTCCGTCTTCTCGTCGTGGATGCGATGCACGCCGCGCGCCTCGTCGTAGAGTGCGCCGTTGGCCCACTGTCGGAGCTTCACGGAGAGGGCCGCTGCGCTCGATGCCTCTATCTCTTCACCGTCCATCCGTGTCAGCTCCGTCCGCTCGAAGTCCTCATAGCCTTGGCGGACGGCCTGTGGCAGCTGCACCTCCTGCACCTTGTCGATGCGCTCCGGCAGCGTCAGGTAGTCCGCTGCCTTCATGGAAATGCAAATGTCGGAGATGGCGGCGCTGATGGCCTTGTCTGCGCCGGGGCGTAGGCGGTAGTCGTAGACGATGTGGCCATTGCCGCGTCCCGGAGTGAAGTACGTTGTGCGGAAAGCGCCTAATGTACGTCCCAGTCGCTCCCCTTGGTCCAAGAGGTAGATCTGCGGCCATAGGTCGATAAGACCGTTCGGCGCAGGCGTCCCCGTCAGTCCGACGATGCGCCACATATCGGGCCGCATACTGCGCAGGGCACGGAAGCGATGGCTCTGCGCGTTCTTGAAACTGGAGAGCTCGTCCAGGACTACCATATCGAAGGGCCACGGGTGTCGCCGCCTGTCGTAGAGGCTCACGAGCCAGGCCACGTTGTCGCGGCTCGTGACGTAGATGTCCGCCTCCGTCTCCAAGGCCTTCATGCGCTGCGCTTCGGGTCCCATGACCGTCGAAGTCCGCAGGTCCTTCAGGTGATCCCACTTTTGGCACTCCTGCGCCCACGTCGTCTCCGCCACCTTTTTCGGCGCTATGACCAGGGCGCGTTGGATGTCCAGATGGTCGATGAGTATGCGGATGGCGGAGAGGGTGCACACCGTCTTGCCCAGTCCCATGTCCAGCAGCAGGCCGCAGCTCTTGTGCGTCAAGATGTGGCGGATGGCTATGCGTTGGTATTCGTGAGGTCGGAATTGCATGGCTGTAGACTTTCTATCAGGGGGTATATCTGTGCGATGCTGTCGATGACTTCTACGCGGAAGCCAAGCGCCCGCAGTTTGTCGTGGACGTGGCGTTGCAGGGCCGTCGGGTGCTTGCCCGGCGCTTTCAGCTCCACGAACGCCACGCGTCCCGAAGGCATCAGCACCATACGGTCCGGAAAGCCGTTGTGGAACGAGGCCCCGTATTTGACGGCCCAGCCGCCCGCCTGCATCACGGCCTCTCTTAGTTTGGTTTCTATGGCTCTTTCTCTCATAGCTTGTTTGGTCAAAAAGGTCCGCCCGCTTAGTCCCGACTTTCGACGGAGTAATACTTATGGTCGGGAATTATGACAGCCCCCGCAAACGAGGCGAGGCCCACCAAGGCAAGCACGCCCGCGGAGATTCCCACACTGCGTGCGTCATCGCCCCAGGCACTCTCTATCAACGACACCATGAGGGCCAGCACACACGTACACGCCCCGAAGTGTATACACCGGTAGGACGCCCGCGCGTAGTCATGCTTTGTCATCTTCGCGCCCCTCCTGCGGCTTGCTCGCCTTCTCGGCTTCTTTACGTTTCCATGCGGTGACTAACTCTGTCACGTACTCATTCAGGATGTCCATAATGCCCACGCCGTGCGCGGCCTCGCGGAACCTGTCGTCTTGCTCGTAGACCAGATGAGCCAACACAAGACCTACCGTAGCAACCACACCCGACAAGGCTCCTAACTCTGATAGCTCCTTACAGATGGTCCGTGCCTTTTGCTCCACCTCTCGACGTCTCTCTTCAAGACGACTCTGTTTGATTGTTAAATCTTCCATACTCGTAATGTTTTTGTTGTTCATATTTGGGGTTTTTCTTTACTCGTTTTTGCCCATTCTGGAGGGGGTGCATAGGTTGCATAGGTTTCTCGCGCGCGAGTGTACACCTGCATTAGGTGTTTTCTCTATCTTATTTACTCCCTAATTGGCATTTTTATGTTTTATAGCTTTTTACCTATGCAACCTATGCAGTTGGCATTTAACTCGTTGGTTTTTATTTTGTTATTGGTGCATAGGTTATATCTCGCAACCTATGCAGGACCTATGCAACCTATGCAGTCATTTTCTTTGAACCTATGCAACCTATGCAGACCTATGCAGGTTATTCTGCCTCTTCGGGCAAATTGAGTTTATACCAAATTTGGCGGCCATAGATGCCCATTGTTGCTTGTCCCTTTTGCTGCTCCACGCCGGGGATCATCTTCAGCAAATTGGCCACCTCTTTAGCTTGCCGCATGGGAATATTCCCCGGCGAATACCCGAACAGCTCGCAGTTTACCTCGATGGTGGTGATGGTCTTACGCGTCACGTAGTGCTGTGTAGGTCCGGCGTTGTAGAGTGGGTTTCCGGTCTGGATATACTGATAGCGTTCGGCGATGGTGTAGGTGTTCCAGTCCGACGGGATAGGCTTGCGCAGGAAGGCCTCAATGATGCCCAGACGCTCGTCGGCGGCGCTCGCGTTGTGTGCCTGTTGCAGGCGTCGCGCTTCGGCCTCGAGGTCGGCGGAGAGGTAGAGCGGTTCGCCCTGCTCGTAGTAGTATTTGGCTTCGGCCCATAACTGGAAGAGGATGTCGTCGGGGATGCGGAAGACGTCCCGCGTGGGCGTCTGGTCGTAGCACTGCAACGGCCAGAACCGTCGGTTGCCCGTGTCCCCCTTGAAGATGTTGAACTCGTTGGTCGTCGCGATGAAGATGCCCTGACGGGGACAGTCTACGGCGCGTCGCCCGTAGGCGGGGCGGAAATGGTCCACGGTCTTCGAGGCGAAGGCCTTGAAGGTCTCGACGTCGCTCTTCTTGTAGCCCGAAAGCTCCGCGATTTCGGAGATCCATTTTCCCTGTATGGCCTCCATGCCGTCTTTCTCCTCCACGTTGATAGGCGTGTCGTTGTACCACTCGTCGCGGTAGCACAGCCGTCGCGGCAGCGTCGATTTGCCGATGCCCTGCTGTCCCATCAGCGTCAGGATGTAGTCGAATTTCGTTCCGGGCTTGAAGATGCGGGCCACGGCGGCCACCAGCGTCTTGCGCGTCATGGCGCGCACCAGCTCCGTGTCGTTGGCGCCCAGGTAGTCGATGAGCAGCGCGTCCAGACGGGCCACGCCGTCCCAATGTGGCAGGCCGCGGAGGAACTCCCGGACGGGGTGGAACTGTCGGCGATAGGCCACGGTGTCGAAGGCGGCCAAGATGCCGTCCTTGCCTTTTATCTCCCACGGCTTACGCGAGAGGAAGAGCTGTAGGTTGCTGTCGTCGAAGTTGTTCCACGGGCGCGGGAACGCCTCCTCCTTGTGGCTCCACGGCAGGGCGCTGCGCACCTCGATGCGCGAAGCGAAGGCGTTGTAGGCGACGCCCTTCAGCCCAGGGGCGTGGGCGATAATCTGTTGGGCGTTGGGCATCGTAGACTTCACGATGCCGCCCTTGCCGCAGTCCAAGAGGGGCAGCAGCTGCTCCACCCAGTCGGGCAGCGCGACGTCGCCCGTCGGGGGTGTCGGCGTCGCGGGGAAGTCCTTGTCGGGCGAGACGTCGGCGAAGTCCTGCGGCGCGCGGGCATAGTCTTCGCCCATGCGGCGGCGGATGACGGCCGCGTCCTTCTCGGCCCACTGCTGCATGGCCAGATAGGAGGGCCGTCGGTTGATGGGGCACGTCTCATCGGTCTGCTCGTCCTGCGCCCCGAAGAGGTGGATACGCACCAGGTCGAAGGCGTTGCACAGTCGGTGGCTGCACGGGTCCGTGGCGTCGTGGGCGTAGGCGAAAGCGCCCCCCTCGTAGAGTACGAGGCCGTTGCTCGAAGAGCCGAAGGCCCACGTGTAGCGCCCCGGCGCAGGGCCTTCCTTGTAGCGGTCCGTGAGGAACTGACGGATGGCGGCGGGGACGTCGTAGGTGCGGCAGAAGAGCCCCACGATGCCGGGCTTCTCTGCGGGGCGTCCCTGTCGGCCGATGGAGCGTTGCACCAGTTCGGCCTCCTGCGCCGCTGTCGGCAGCTGCGAGAGGTCGTGCCAATTGACGAACGTGGCCAAGACGGCGTCGGCGTCCAGGGCCTCGCCCTGCTGCTCCTGCGGCTCGTAGGGGGCGTCGGCGGAGACGGAAGGCCAGTACATGAGGCGTTCCGGCTCGTAGGTCGTCGGGTCGATGGTCTCGATATTGACGCTCTCGGCCAGTCGGCGCGCGATGGCCTGATACTCCTCGACGTCCACGGCGCGCGAGAGGGGCACGACCAGTCGGTAGCGCGGCGCTTCGGGCGTCCAGCTGTGCGTCGGGTAGAGGAAGGCGGCGCAGCGGTAGGCGGCGCAGAACGTGGGCCACGTCTCCGGCGTCGCCGCGTCGATGTCCAAGGTCACGAGGTAGCGCTGTCGGACGGAGCCTTTGTTGCGGCGTCCGCCCTCGACGGGGCCGCCGACGTAGCCGCCGACGTCCTTGACGCGTCCGCGGGCGTCCTTCGTCATGCGTGCATATTCGGCCAAGGTCTCATGCGTGCGCCGCGGCGTGCGCAGCTGACGCACGAGGTCGCCCCACGTGAGGCGTTGGCTCTTCCAGTTCATGTCGCGGCAGCTGCGGCCCGTGGCGATCACTAAGGGCAATTCATAAGCGTTCATAGACGGGTTTATTTTTTGTAGTAGTCAGCGAGGAAGGCGGAGCAGTCTAAGGGGAGGTCTTTGGCCCATGCGGGCGGCGTGCGGAATATCTCTTGCGCATCCGTCATGATGCGTTCGGCGGCGGCTTCGGGCGCCTCGATGATGACCTCGTCGTGGACGTGTGCCACAACGCGCATGCCGGCGTCGTCCAGCCGTTGCAGGACGTCAGCCAGGAGGTCGCGGGCGATGGCCTGCACGATGTTCTGCGTCAGCTTGGGGCCTCTGGCCGTCTGTGGGCCGAAGCGTCCGTCAGTGGTGTCGTAGTAGGCGGGTACGTACTTCACGCCCTCCCGCTTGGCAAAGGCTTTAGGATAGTAGAGCTCGCGCCCTGAGGGAAGCGCGATGGTGAGCGCGCCCACGGGTTGGCGCATCATCACCCGCACGCGCCCCACCATGCGCGTATC